CCCATCAAACCTAACGAACACTTCCAAAGATTCAGGACCGAGAAGGTCACTATGGGTCAAATGGCAGACGTAAAAGAATACCTGATGGATCAAGAAGGTTGGGTTCCTGATGAATGGAATAGAAGTAAGGCATCGGGCTACTGGAGGAATGTATCTCCGAAGCTCGAGGGACCTGCTCTAGAGGCATTAGGAGAAGTTGGTAAGGGTGTATCAGAATACTACATGCTACGCCACAGGAAGAGCTTCCTAGAAGGCTTCAACACACTTGCAGAGAAGCGAGGGGACGGTCGTATCAATGGTGGTATGTGGACTATCGGAACACCAACATTCCGAGTAAGACATACTGGTATTGTTAACCTACCTAGCAATGACGATAAGGTAGCTTATGGTAAAGAGATCCGATCAACTCTGACAGTAGAAGAAGACCGTGTAGTGGTAGGCTGTGACTCAGCAGGTAACCAGCTACGAGGAGCTTGTCATGTCATGGGTAACGACGAATACACAGAGATCGTTATCAACAAAGACATGCACCAGTACAACGCCGACATGGTAGGATGTACTCGAAAGATGGCTAAGGTATTCATCTACCGTATCCTATTTGGATCTAAAGCATTTGGCCTAGCCAAAGAGTTCCAGATACCAGAGAAGGATGCTCAGGAGATGATCGACAACTTCTGTGAGAAGCTACCAGAGTTCCAAGAAACCAATGAACGTCTTGAACAAGAGTGGAATGAGAACAATGGATTTATCTTTGGTATCATGGGTAACATCCTGTTCGTAGATGAACCACGGAAAGCACTCAACTCATTGCTACAAGACATTGAGAAAGCCTCATGTGTATCAGCTATGTACTACGCAGATAAGAAAATGAGAGAAGAAGGCATTGATGCTTATCCTCTTATCTTCTACCATGACGAAGATGCATTCGCTGTGAAGGAAGACCAAGCTAAACGTGCAGGTGAGATCCTGAAAGAAGGTTTCAAAGAAGGCCCTAAGATGATGGGTATAACAATAATGGATGGTGGCGATCCATGTATAGGAAGGACTTACGCAGATGTTCACTAGTAGTAGAACAGAAAAAAGCAAGTATGAGTACGTGGTAGTACACGTAGATTCAGAACGGTCAGTAGAGTACACTGCAGTAGATGACATCGAATTGATGGGTAACTCGACACTGATCTTAACACACCCAGAGGGTGCTAGGACAATCTTCAAAGACTACCAATACGCTGAATACAAGCAACGTAATTTGAACTAAAGGAAATCATGGACGATAGACACGTATTTATAGACGCAGACTCATTACTGTACAGGGCAACCTACGGTAAGGTCAGTGACAAAACAATGCGGGATCGATACAGGGAGCGTCTGGATTACATCAGAGTCCAGACGTTCTCGGACAAAGATTTCGTAGCTATCAAGGGTATCGGTAACTTCCGATTTGATATCGACCCAGACTATAAGGGTAACAGGCCAGCCCCTGAGCCAGAACAAAAGAGACGACTGAACATGCTAGCAGAGTACGCTCTGGAACTAGGTGCAATCAGTTGTCATGGATGGGAAGCTGACGATCAGGTGATTGCTTGGGCTTATGAAGCTCAACAAGAAGGCATCCCATGGATCATAGCAGGTATCGATAAAGACCTACTACAGTTCCCCGGCACTCACTTCAACTATGGTGGTACTAAAGATAAGCCACTGAGTGAAGAGAAGAAGTGGAAGTTTATAGACCAGAAAGAAGGCGACTACAGATTTGCCTGTCAACTTCTGACTGGTGACACTACTGATAATATCTTTGGTATCAGAGGCATCGGTCCTGTGAAAGCAAAGAAAGAGCTACTAGGACTTAGTAAGAAACGGATGATGGAAAGAGTCATCGAGTTGTACAAGCCTGAGTATGGTACACTATGGAGTGACAAATTGTATAAGAACTGCAACCTGATTTATATGCGACGGTGGCTTGATGACACCTTCCAATACACGACTTGGCTGAAAGATGAGCCAGTTTGATAATGGACACTGGTCTTTCGAAAGAGAGATGAGTCCTAAGACACATCAGGGATTTGTATACCTCATCCTTAATAAAGAAACTCAGAGAGCATACATAGGAAAGAAGAAGTACTTCTCATTAACTACTCTACCACCCCTTAAAGGGTATAAGAGGAAGCGAAAGAAGTTCACAGAGATGAAGTGGAGGGACTATACTGGTTCTTCTGCTGACCTCAACGAAGACATCTCTAAGACTGGAAAGGATAAGTTTGAGTTCATCGTTCTATGTGAATGTGAAACACAAGCTGAACTGACCTACACAGAGACAAAACTTCAGTTTGATATGGATGTACTCACAGAAGTGCTACCAGATGGGAATAGGAAGTATTACAACAAGGCGATAGGAGCAATCAAGTTCCTACCACCGAAGGTCGTAGCCCAGAGTACAAGGGATAAGCTCAGAGAGAGAGCCTACAATCTCCCACGGTTGCCATGTGCACACTGTGGATTTGAATGTGATATAGCTAATCTCGCCCGTTGGCATAATGATAATTGCCGAGACAATAAAAATAATGGACAACCCGACAATAAAGAACCCGCAGCTACTGAGGGGGAGACATGAGTGTGAAACTTGTGGCTCCTCAGATAGCATGGGGTACTATGACGATCACTACACCTGCTATGGAGCCTGTAACAAGACATGGTTCTATGGCGACACACCGGGCGGCTTCAAAAGCCGTGAGATAGAAGAAGTAGACTTCGAAGAAATCATTGAGAAGCTAGAGCAGATCCAGACACTGCCGATACGTGGATCAAAGCCGAGAGGCATCTACAACTACATCTATGAGTTCTATGGTGTTCATTCAAGAATAAAAGAGGATGGTACACCGGGTGCAAGATACTACCCTTGGTATCGTAACGGGAAGCTGAATGCTTACAAAGAAAAGCATGATGGTTCTGAGGACCAGAATAAAGCATTCTACATGAAGGGTGACACCCAGATCATGAATAGAAAAGACTGCCAGCTATTCGGACAGAACTTGTTCGAGGCTGGTGGTAGAATGCTGGTAATCACTGAGGGAGAAGATGACTGTTGTGCAGTACAGCAAGCATACCACCTAAAGTATGGGGGTAAGCGATTCCCTGTAGTATCCCTGTTCAATGTGAACGTAGATCAAATCTTCATGAACAACCTCGATTGGATCATGTCCTTCGAGAAAGTAATCCTGTGGCCTGACCGTGATAAGACAGGCGCAGGGTTGGACTCTATGGAGCGGTATGCTAAGGCTATCGGACCCAAGGCTGTCATCGTAGGATGTACTAAGTACAAAGATGCAAATGACGCCCTACGAGCAGAGAAGCCTGAGTACATAATCAATCAGATCTTCAATGCACAACCGTTCATGCCAGCTGGATTTGTGAAGGGAGAAGAACTCTGGAACAGATTCAAGGACCGTAAGGACAAGGTATGCCTACCATACCCAGACTGCCTATCAGGACTGAACACACTCCTAAAGGGTATGAGGTTGAATGAGATTGTTCTATTCACCTCTGGTACTGGTTCTGGTAAGTCAACTGTTACAAAAGAGATCATGCTACACATCATCGCTCAACCAGATACTAAGCTAGGTATCGTAAGCCTTGAAGAAGATGTAGGTGAGACTGTAGAGAAGTTCATTGAGATGGCTATGCTCACGAACTTCCAAGAGGATGAAGTAAGTAAGAATGATGAAGTACGACAACGTGAAGCCTATGAAACTCTATTCGCATCTGAGAGAGTCATTGTGCTCGATCACCAAGGATCTGTTGGAGATGAAAGTCTCATTAACAAACTCCGCGCACTATCTGCAATGGGTTGTACTCACATTATACTTGACCACATTACTATCGCTGTCTCCGAAGGCAACGAGGGATTTACTGGGAATGAAGCAGTAGACAAAATGATGAGTGACCTACTCAAGTTAGTCAAGCAGTTCCCTGTGTGGCTAGGTGTCATCTCACACCTGAGAAAGACTGGTGCTGGCGGCAAGAGCTTCGAAGAAGGTCACATGGCATCACTAGACGACATCAAAGGATCAGGATCTATCAAGCAGGTATCATTCGATATCGTTGCATTTGCTAGGAACATGATCGCAGAGGATGAACGTAGTAAGAACACTATCAGATTCCGAGTATTGAAAGCTCGATTCACTGGTAATACTGGTGAAGCTGGTTCTTCATTCTTCAACAAGACAACAAGAAGGTTAGAAGCTATATCTGCTACAGCCGTAGCAAGTGTAGAGAGTCTATTCAAAGCAGCAGATGCTGTATCAATCGACAAGATGAAAGAAAGGATGGGTCTATGAGTAACATATGGATCATAAGCGATACACACCTTAATCATTCAAACATACTAAACTTCATGGATGAGAAGGGTGATAAGGTAAGAGCCTTCGACAATATCCAAGAGATGAATGAGACAATCATTCAGAACTGGAACGCTGTGGTCCGACCGGGAGATAAAGTCTACCATCTTGGAGATGTATTCTTTGGAGACAAGGAGTGGTTCAAGAAGACATGGCCACGCCTCATGGGATCTAAGAGACTTGTTGTGGGTAACCATGATGATGTTAGATTCATGGCCTGTGG